ACATTCGTTCGACCGCTTCGACAGCAGCAAGATCGGCACGGGCGAGGGCACGACGGCGCCGAAGGGTCTGGACCCGCGACTGTTCGTACCGGCGATGCGGATGACGATGGACGGCCGGAAGACGGTATTTTCTGGCAAGCCTGGCGAGTTGCACGAGCAGGTGGTCAACCGCGTGGCGGATGCCAATGAGGACGCGTATTTCGCCGCCAAAGACCATGATCTTGGGTTCGTCAATAGTGCGACTGGCCGGTATTACACGCGCGATCAGGCGGCCGAGGCGATCGGCGTCTGGGAAGCTAGTGGATTGCCCACGTTCAAACCGTAAATGGTGCGCTGATGGCCTCGCTCCTCGATCTGGACCGCCCGCCGGGCACCTTGCTGGGTCTGCCGGCGAGGGAAAGAACACGCTCGGTCTGGCTGCCATCCGTCAGCTGAGGGACATGCTGCTAGAGCGGTTCCATGAGGCCAGGACATTGAGCGGTCAGAGGATTACCGGGGCGGTTTCTGCCGATAGGAATAGCGGCGCCAGTCCCGGCCGTGAGGCGGTCCAACGGGTGACCGAGTAACACAACCACAATAGGAGCCGCCATGCGTCTCGCCATCCTGGCCGCGATCGCGGTCGTGCTGTCCGTGCCCGCCTGGGCGCAGGCGGTGGACTACGCCAACCGCAGCGGCACTATCACCGCAGGCGGCACCGCGCAGGCGCTGGCGCCCGCCTGGCCAGGCCGGCACGGCTGCCTGGTGCAGAACCTCTCGGCCGGCGATCTGTGGATCAGCGAGGTCGGCACCGCCGCAGCGACGCAGCCCTCCATCAAAGTGCCGGCCGGCAGCCAATATCTCTGTATGTCGCCAGCCAGCGGCCAGGCGCTGTCGATCTTCGGCGCGACCACGGCGCAGAGCTTCGCGGCGCGGGAGTGGTGATGCGCCGTCGCGATCTGCTCGCCGGGCTGTCGTTTGTGCCGCTGGCCGCGCCTGCGGTCGCGCAGTGCGTGTTGCCGGGGTTTCCGCGCATCAACATACCCGGGCGCTGCGAGGGCTCTGGCGTTGCTCCTGCGGCGCTGGATCTGAGCTTCATGACGCCCGGCACGCTGTCGCCGCTGCTCACGTTCACCCGCGCGTCTACCGCGACGTATTTCGATGCGGCTGGCGTGATGCAAACGGCGGCGATCAATGCGCCGCGGTGGGACTACGATCCGGCGACGCTGGCGCTGCGCGGGCTGCTGCTGGAAGACCAGCGCAGCAACGCGGTATTGCGTAGTGGCGATCTGACTGTGGCCGGAAACTGGACGACCGCCGGGGTATCTGTTGTGGCCGGGTCCGATGTGGCGCCGATCAATGCTCAGATGATGTCGCGGATCGCGGAGGTCAGTGCGGGCGGCAACCATTACGTCGCGCAAAGCGCGCTGGTTGTGACATCGGGGCAGCTGCATACCCTATCCTGCTTCGCCAAGGCCGCGCAGAACCGCTATTTCCAAATAGGTCTGGACGACCCGGCCAACGGCGGTTTCGCGACATTCGACCTGCAGACCGGCGTCGTCTCGCAGGCGCTCGCGACGCGGGGCGCTGGCGCGACCATCGGCACGGCGTCAATCCAGGCCGTTGGCGGCGGCATTTACCGCTGTGCAATCTCGGTCGGCGTTCCGAGTGCGACGGCGCGTGTTACGCTGATTATGTGCAACGGGCCGACGCCAGGGTTTGCCCCGGCCTATACTGGGTCCGCGAGTAACGGGTTGTCTGTCTGGGGGGTGCAGGTCGAGCTTGGCGACTTCGCCACCAGCTACATCCCGACCACATCTGCCGCCGTCACACGCAGCATCGACAGTTGCCTGATCCCGCCGGCCAATATGGCGGGCTGGTTCGCGCCACCAGGCGGGTCGTGGTTCGCTGAGTTCGTCAACTTCGACGCGACCCTACCAGCCTCGCAGCGGATCATCGGCCGCCCGTCAGTAACCGCCAGTGCATCGCCCCTGTATGTTCATACCTCGCGGCTGCTCGGTCAGTTCGACGGCGTGCAGCTAGTATCTGCCAACACGGTGACGGCCAACGCGATCACCAAGGCTGCGACGACATGGGCAGCGGGACGCGCGACAAACTGCGTGAACGGTGGCGCTGTCGCCACGCTGGCGACGTTGGTTACCGGTTACGGGGCACTGACGACAACTGGCATCTACCTGATGTCGGCAGCGACCGCTGGGGCGAATGAGGCGATGGCTGGCTATCTGCGCACCGTGCGCTACTGGCCGACCATCCTGTCCGACGCAGAGATGCAGTCCATCACAAGCTAATTCCGAGGACACATGGCTGATACTAATTCCGAGCTGGAAGCCTTCCTCCAGGAGAGCACGTCTACGCCTGTCTCTGTTCCGCCGGAGCGAGCGCAGCCGGCCTCCACGGGCGAATCTCCGTCGCCGTCACCCGCATCGGCGCCGGTGCAGGACGATGACGACGGAGACGATGCGTCGCCGGCATCAGCGGAGGAAGGCGTCCAGGCTACCGTGCCGCGCGAGGCGCTTGAGGCAGAGCGCCGCCGCCGGCAGGACCACAAGGAGCGGGCGGCACGCGCCGAGGGCGAGAACGCCGAGTTGCGCCGCCAGCTGGAGGCGCTCCAGCGCGGTGGGGCGCCACAGCAGCAGCAACCTGCACAGCAGGCGCAGCAGCCCTCCACGCCGCTCTGGCGCTTGCCGGAGGTGCCAATACCGAACCCCCTGGAAGACCCCAACGGCTACGCCCAGGCACTGCTGTATGAGCAGACGCGACGGCTGGAGGTCGATCGCTTCAATCACCGGCTCGACCAGTCCGAGGAGCGGGCGCGGGCGAAGTTGGGCGATGAGACGGTGGACAAGCTGATCGCGGATTTCCGGATGTGGCCGCAGAGCGCAAAAGACGAGGTGTTCGCTGAGAAAGACGCATACGCCGCGCTGCATCGGCGCTCGACTGCGCTGAAGCTCCAGCAGGAGATGGGCGACGATCCAGATGCGTGGCGCGAGGCCGAGCGTGCGCGTATCCGTGCCGAGATCGAGGCCGAGGTGGGCGGCAGTGCGCCAGCGCAGGCGCCGGTCGCATCGCGTGTGGCCAACCTGGCGCCGTCGCTCGCCAACGCACGCAGCGCAGCGCCACGCAGCGCGCCAGGTTATACCGGCGTGTCGCTGGAGCAGATGTTCCCGCCTTACGATCAGCGCACCAAGCGCAAGGCGTAGGCTCCACAGTTTCGCGGCTTGAGGCGCAGCGCGTCTCGCCGCTTCCACAGAAACACCGTCGCCGGGTGGCCCTTGCGGAAGGGCGAACGGGTGCGCGCGTGAGCGCGGAAAGGCTGAGCCCTGGCCGTGAATAGGGTGATGGCGGGTTCCTATGATCCAGGAGCCACTTCGTTGGCAGACATGAACATCACGGCCGCCAGGACCGGCCTTACACCTGTCCAATGGGACGACAAATACTTCGACGAGTATATCCGGACCAACCAGTTCAGCCGCTACATGGGCACGAGCGAAGGCTCGATGATCCAGCTGAAGTTGGATCTGGAAAAGGAAAAGGGCGACTCCATCGTCTTTGCCGCCGTCCGGCGCCTTGTCGGCGCTGGCGTTACGGGCAACACGATCCTCGAAGGCAATGAGGAAGTCCTCAACGCCCGCTCGCTGAAGCTGACCGTCGGCGTGATCCGTCACGCGGTCGCGGTCAGCGACTGGGACGAGCAGAAGTCTACTATTCCGATCCGGGAGGTGGCGCGCGAGGCGCTGATCAACTGGGAACGGGAGAAGATCAGGGCTGACATCATCACCTCGCTCGGCTCAATGACCGCCGATGGCGATGTGCAGATCACATACGCGGCGGCGACTGCTGCGCAACGCAACACATGGCTGGTCAATAATGCGGATAGGGTCCTGTTTGGTTCATCGACCGCCAACCATGTCTCCGGCGTCATGGCAACGTCGCTGACCACGCTGGATACGACCGCCGACAAGATGTCGGGCGCTGTGTTGAGCATGGCCAAGCGTCGCGCGCTCATGGCATCGCCGCGCATCATGCCCATGAGGATCAGCGGTGACGAAGAATGGTTCGTTTGCTTCATGCATCCGTATGCATTCAGGGACTTTCGCAACGATCCGAATGTGATGCAGGCCAATCGCGATGCATGGACACGCGGGTCCGACAACCCGTTGTTCACGGGTGGCGATCTTCTGTGGGACGGCGTCGTCGTGCGCGAAATCCCCGAGATGACCGTTATTCCCGGCGCCGGCGCTGGCGGCACGACTGATGTGGCCGCGTCGTTCCTGTGCGGGGCGCAGGCGATCGGCATCGGGTGGGCGCAGAAGCCGAGAAGCACAACGAACTCGCGCGATTACAACTTCATGCACGGCGTCGGCATCCAGGAGATGCGTGGTATAGCCAAGTTGCGCTTCGGCACCGACGCGAGCGTCGATCAGAACAAGCCGGCCGATGCAGGCGTGTTCACGATCTACACGACCGCGACGCCTGACGCTTAAAGGAACAGACAATCATGTCCGGAACAGATCAGGCGGCGGCTGACAAGCTCGCCGCCGAGCAGAAAGAGGCTGCGGGCGCCGCGAGCATCGGCGCGCAGATCATCCTCGACTACAACGAGGACGGCAGCAAAGGAGCCAGGGGCGGCGCTGGCACGACGATGGCGGAGAACGTCGCGGCGCGGGACGCTCATCTGGTCTCGGTGGGCCTCGATCCGGTCGCACCGAGCGGCCCGCCGCTAGGCTCCGCCGAGGCACTGCGGAAGAAGCAGGAGGCGATGGCGGCGCCGCGGTTCCTGCCGCCGACATCCAGCACGGCTACGCGCATGTCGAGCCTGGCGGCAGGCGTCAGCGGCGAGAACCTGCCACCACCTGGCGGCGGGAACGGCGAGGGTGAGGGCGAGGACACCGCGCCGGTCAACAGCGAGGTGCCCCTCGTTACCCAGTCGGGCACGACGCTGTCCTGCACCATGGGCATCTGGGAGGGCGAGCCGACCAGCTACGCCTACGCGTGGCAGATCGACGGCACCGCGGCCGGCAGCGATGCGGCGACCTACGAGGTGCAGGCTGGCGACGTGGGTAAGGCGGCGACCTGCACCGTCACGGCGACGAACGCGGCGGGCTCGACGGCAGCGCCCGTGTCCAACAGCGTCACGATCGCCTGAGCAGCCGGAGCCAGTGCAATGACCATCTCAGTCTCAGCCTTGGCGGAACGCGCCCTGCGGCGTCTCAACGTCCGCGTGGTGCCGGTCGACGACTCGCCGACGATGACTGAGATGGTTCCGGCTGCAACGATCGCCACTGGCGCGCTGATCGAGCTTGGCGTGATCGCCTCGGACGAAACGCCGTCGCCCACGGATCAGGCGCTGCTCGTGGACAAGGTGGCCTCGGTGCATGCCGCGCTCGATGCGCAGGCGACGGTGTGGTGGACCGGTGCGGCCGTGCCGCGTGCGTTCGCCGAAGAATATACCAAGCTCGCCGCAGCCTACGCCGCATCGTCGTTCGGCAAGGCCGTCGATCCGGCGATCGTGCTGATGCTGGAGGGCCGCGTGCGCAAGGGTGCGGCGGTGCTGGCGAGCCATGACATCGCGGTCGAGGCGGTGATGGCGGTGCATACGCACCTCGTGGCGCGGGGCCTGGCACGCTGGACCAGCCAGGACATCCCAGAGTTGGCGGCGATGCCATACGAGATGCTGGCGGCGGCGGAGATGGCGCCCAAGTTCGGCCAGGAGGTCAACGCCGCCGAGATGCTGCTCGCCATGCGCCAGCTCGCCATCGTCACCGCGCTGCCGACCTCGGGCGAGCGTGTCGCCGTGGAGTATTTCTAGTGGCCGCATATCGGCTGAGCTACAGCGACTACGCGGGCAATCCGCCGGCCACAACGACGCCAACGCCGATGCCGCCGGCTGGCGGGTCGGGCTATCGGCTCCACTATGCCGACTACGCGAACAACGCATCCGGCCCGCCTGACCCTGACCGCTGGGTCGGGCCACCTGGGCCGCCAGGGCCTCCGGGTGCGCCTGGCGAGGATGGTGTCGACGGCGCTCCCGGCACACCGGGCGACCTGGGTTTTGTTCTGGCCACCGGCTCTACGACGCCACGGCACATCAACGACTGGATGGCGGATGTCGCGAATGTCCTGGCGTTCGGCGCTGATCCGACCGGCAATCTTGACAGCACACTCGCATTCCGGGCAGCCGCCGCAACCGGAAAGGATGTGTACTTCCGAGGAAACTTTAAGATCAGCGACAAGGTTGTGCTCACGAACAATCAGACGATCTATGGCGACAACCGCAACGCATCGGTGATTATCGTTTACTCCAGCCTCGTCAATCTGTCCGCATCCTGCATCATCGAGTTAGGCAGCTACGAAGCCGGAGCACGGGCGCACGACTTTAAGATGATAGCTGTGCAGCCTGACACCGCAGTCCGCGCTGATATTGTGCATTTCCCTCCTGCGATCGCTGTGAATGGTGGCCGGTTTCAGATCGCCAGGGTCCGCCTCGAAGGCGGTTGGTATATCGGCCTGGACGGCACGTTGCCCACCGGGGGCGATCCAGGGAACACCGCTTGCCAGATCAAGGACTTTGAT